CAGCGCCCGAAGGATTCATGGCATTCAGCGCAGCGTTACCGATAGCTACGTTCTGACTTCCAAGCACGTTAGTGCTTAAAGAGTTTGTACCCAATGCCACATTAAAGTCGGCGTCAGTAATAGCGTCACCCGCTTGACCACCAATGAGGACGTTATAAATTCCCGTGGTGATTGATGCGCCAACACCATGACCGACTGCAACATTGAAAGAATCTGTAGCTGTTGTGAAATTTTGAGATTGTAACGTGCCTAAACCAATGGCTATTGATTTGCTTCCTAACGTATCTGCACTTAGAGCGGATTTTCCTATTGCGACATTTGCATCAGCATCAGTAAGGGCATCACCTGCTAGGCCACCAACCAATACGTTGTTAGTTCCCGTGGTGACTGCACCACCGGCTTGCGAGCCAACCGCAGTATTGTAAGCATTGGTAGCTGTAGTAAAATTTTGGGCTGATAATGCGTTGTGACCGACTGCTGTGCTGTTTTGTCCTCGTGTATCGCTAGTCAGGGCTGCGTACCCTATAGCCGTTTGTGCTGCGCCTGTGGTGGCTGCGTCTAATGCAAGTCCCCCGACGATAGTGTTCTGGACTCCCGTGGTGACTGACGCTCCTGCACTTGCTCCTACTGCGGTGTTGTAAGCATCTGATCCTGCATCTTGAGTAGATAACGCTTGATACCCTACTGCTACGTTACTACCATGAGCATCCTCAGTTTTTAACGCCTCAAAACCGATAGCTACATTGCTATCACCCGTAGTCAAAGCCGTACCTGCTTCATCGCCCACAACCACGTTGTAGTTGCCGCCAGAGGCTATGCTGTTACCTGCGTTGACACCGAATCGGACGTTAGAGGTTCCTGATGTTGGAGTAGATAGTGAACCATCTGAGGCTATGCGAAAACGCTCTACCCCGCTTGTAGCGAATTGCATCAAATCGCCATCATGCTCATAACCTATAAAGCCACGAAATCTAGCGTTGCCAGAAGTACCATCAGCAAACATTAAATATCCCAAACCTGTTGTCGGGGAAACAATTGTGATTCCGTCTTCGTCAGGAACATTTACAACTAGACTTGTTGAATAAAAACTGCTTGGGCTGCCAGTCCCGATGCCCACATTTTCCGAACTATCAATTGTGATAGCAATGGCGTCTGCATTATCGTCAATGCCGGGGCTTGTGAAGCTGCCGGTGAACGTTGGATTAGCAATAGGTGCCTTAGCGTCTATCTGGGTCTGTATGGCAGAAGTTACGCCGTCCACATAGTTAAGTTCAGCAGTGGTAGCCGTCACACCATCTAGGATGTTTAGCTCGGCAGCGGTAGAGGTAACGCCGTCTAGTATATTCAACTCTGCTGCCGTAGACGTAACCGTTGTGCCGTTAATAGATAGCGCATCAGTTTCTAAAGTACCATCAACATCTACATCACCAGAGATGTCCAGAGAAGCCACTACAGCCGTACCTGTGAGCGTAGGAGCAGTCAATGTCTTATTCGTAAGAGTCTGTGAACCAGTTAACGTAGCAACAGTGCTGTCAATAGACAATGTTACTCCAGTACCTGATGCAGCGGAGTCAATACCTGTACCACCAAGGATACCTAAAGACTCTGAGTCAAGGTCAATATCAATAGATGTAGAACCATCAGTAACGTCTAAGTCCTGTGCAGTTACCTGTGAGTCTACATAAGCTTTGATGGACTGTTGAGAAGCAATGCCTGTAGCACTGTTAGATGCCATATTGTCTTCATCAAGAAATGCTTTACCATCTAGTATATTAAGCTCTGCTGCTGTAGACGTAACACCGTCAAGGATGTTAAGTTCAGCGGTAGTGGACGTTACACCATCAAGTATGTTTAACTCAGCGGCAGTAGACGTAACACCGTCAAGGATGTTAAGCTCAGCGGCTGTGCTGGTTACTGTAGTACCGTTGATAGACAGTGCGTCAGTTTCCAACGTACCGTCAACATCCACGTCGCCTGAGATGTCCAAAGAAGCTACTACTGCTGTGCCTGTAAGAGTAGGAGCAGTAAGCGTCTTATTAGTCAGCGTCTGAGAGCCTGTAAGCGTCGCTACGGTGCTGTCTATTGCAAGGGTTACACTTGTACCTGATGCAGTAGAAGATAGCCCTGTGCCGCCTAGAATGCCCAGAGACTCACTATCTAAGTCAATGTCAATGCTTGATGAGCCGTCAGTAACATCTAAGTCCTGTGCGGTTACTTGGCTGTCAACGTATGCTTTGATGGACTGTTGAGTAGCCAGTTTGGTGGCACTATTGGAAGACATATCATCTTCATCTTTAATGCCAGTTACAGTAGCCCCATCACCTGCAATGTTGATGCTGGTGTTCGCTACAATGGTTGTGCCCACGATACTTGAAGCACTAGATGCTCCTATAGTCGTAGCGTCTACAGCACCACCATTGATGTCTGCTGTGGGTATAGTTACTGTGCCAGTGAACGTAGGACTAGCAATGTTTGCCTTAGTCGCTGACGCTGTTGCAATGTTATTAAACTCTGTATCAATCTCAGTGCCTTTGACAATCTTGTTAGCGTTGCCTGAAGGTAAGGAGTCCTTTGCTGCAAAGTTAGTTGTTTTTGTATAATCAGTCATTATATAAGTCTGCCTATAACTGCTTCAGTGTTTAGCTCTTGTATTGACAAGGCCCGTTGGTCTATTGTTGCTTCTATGCCTATAGTTGCTACTTTGCCTGACCCTGTTGCTTTAAGCTTAGCAACGTCAATAACAATAGTAGCACTGTACTCTGACGTACTTACGTTGTACTCAGATATTCCGTACTCTGCGATAAGGCTAGTAGCAACAGTGAATGCTTGCTTACTGTAACCTTCAGTGTAGTCGTAAGCCCAGTTGCCTACTATCTCACTACCTGAGCCGCCTATGATTGTAAAGTTAATCTCTTTGAGCATCTTAACTTTCGAGGGGTCGCCAAAGGACAGTGGGTTTGTGAAGTATTTGAATGTGTACGTATCAGCATCATCCAAGTAATCACTGTAGTCGTTGACACCTACTGAGTTACCAAAGTACAGTGTACCGTCTTCTGCTCTCTCGCCACACAGTAGAGCATTGCCTTCCCAAGTAGTCGCCCTGTAACTGCCATCTTCTAACGTACCGCGCATATCGAAACAATAGACTTCCAAAGAGGAAGGTAAGAACAACAGATAGAAGGCTTCTTCTGGGCTGTACACTGACTTAATGTTACCTGTCTGTGTGTTTACAGACTGCATCATAGTGTCACGTACATTCTTGGATACGTTACCAATAGGATTAGACTTCTCTTGGATAACTCTACCTAAGCTGCGTAAACCAGAGTCAGACAAGAATATAAGGTCTGTACCGTTGCTCTGTACGCTGTCTCTAGCTATACAGCCGATACCAGTGATAGTATCAGACAGTGTCATGCTGGATGGTGATGAAGCACCTTGGTACAGTAGAATGCTACGCTTACCAAAGATAACTAGAAAGTCATTAAACTCTGCTAGTGCTACAATCTCATCGTGTCCTGTAGGCCAGACTGTAGTGATGTCTAAACTACCTGAACTACCACCTGTCCACTCATGTCCTGCCAAAGAGTTTGACCAGTACAGTGTGTGCTTGTTCCCTGTAACGTCAGCAGCCCATACACGACCAAAGGCAGCTAATGCTTCGTTAGCTTGTGGTGGTGTGCCTGTAGCATGAGAATGGTCACTAAACTTCTCAAGTACACCAGAGCCTGACTCATCGGTGTATATTAGCGGCTCTTGTCCTCGCTGCCAAAAGTAAGCATGGTTAGCAAAGTTTATAATCTTCCAGTTGTTTGCAGAGACTGTGTAGCTGCCCGGAGTAACATCAGTTAGTGTGGTGGTGCCTGTGAATATCTTACTATTGCCAGTAGAGAAAACAACTTTGTCTCCGCTATAGTCTACAAACTCAAAGATAGTTTCTACACCTATACTAGACCCCAGTGGCGTTGCTGAGCTAGTGAGCTTATTTATACCCTTACGCGCTGCAATACGACCAAACTTGTCAATGACTGCATTTTCTGCAACAGAAGCAAAGGAAGGGTCTTGACCCACAGGAGAATCTTGAGTGTTTAACCCACGAAACCCCGGAGCGCCTATGTAGATGTTTTGTCTTTGCTGAGCCATTACTTAGGTTGCCAAATAAATTCTTCTGGATTCTTGTAAGCGTCTAACGCAATTGCGTCTGATAAATGACGGTCTGCAATGAGGAAGTAGTCTTGTGCAGTCGTGCCGCCAGTCTCTCCTCTTTCTCTTGCGAGTAGTGCAACTGCTGTATGGACAATAGGATTAGCAGGCAGGACAGTTTCGTCTGCATCATTAGATAAGTCGCTTTCCCTTGCTATTAAGTCAAAACGTAATGAATATACACCATCAGGATTAGGATAAACTCTAACCTTAGTATCGTCTGAGCTATCTACTCCTGAGTAGGTGTAGTATTCAGGAGAGCCGCTGATAGACCCAGTGTTATAGACTGCGTTGTTAATCCATGTAGGTGTTTGGTAATTAATAAAGAAATTAGAAGTATCGTTAATAACGCTATATATTTTAACACGTTCTCCTGCATTTGTCAAGCTATATTCTGTAGTTCCTTCAACTGTAGAAACAACTACTGTAGTCCTTAGAGTAGACCAGTCATGTGAGTTCTCTACTTGTGTCTTTGCATCATTTACAAAGTCACCTACCATCTTGGAGTAAGCTGTGTTAGTTACACCAGATACTTCGTCTTCTCTTAATCGTCTAAGGACACTGTTGACTAATGATAAATAAGTTGTACTCATTATATTATGTTCCTAAATAAACTTGGGGTGAAGTCCGGTGTTTGGTATTGTGTTGCTTTCTTTACTGCTTCAGGAGCTTGGTACATCGGTGTAAAACCATAGTCTTCAAATAATTTTTTAGTTACTCCCTGTGGCTTCATAAGCCCCGCTGCAAGCCCCACAGCAAGTCCTGCACCTATCCCTGCACCAGTACCAGTGCCTTCTCCAGTGCCTTCACCACCTCCTGTTCCTGTATCTCCGGCTCCTACACCTGTTTCTGCTGCTCCGCCTGTTGGGTCTTCTACAGGCTCTACAGGTTCTTCTACAGGCTCTACAGGCTCTACAGGCTCTACAGGGTCTACAGGGTCAAAAGCTACAGGGCCACCTGTAAGTGGTACTTCAGGGAAGTCATCAGCTAAAGGATCTGTAGGCTCAGTTTCTACTCCAGAAGCAGGCTGCTGCTTAAAATAGTCTGTTAGACGGGCAACCCAAGATACTGCATCGGTAACGTCAAAGTCTCCAGTTACATCTGGAGGAGGTGGGCCACTGGGAACAGTCTGATATTCTGTAGGGCCACCGGATAGCCACTTGTCTAACTCTAGCTGTAGACCTTCTTTAACATTAGGGTCTTCTTCAGCACCGATAGCTTCTCTTAACTGAGCAGCAATAATGTCTGTGGATGTAGGCTGTTCTTCTCCTACATCTGTAGGTTGTTCAACAATAGGCTCTGCCGGAGTTCCTTCATCACCACTACTACCTGTGGTTTCTGTAGGTTCTTCTACAGGTTGCTCTACAACTGGAGGAGCTACTTCTAATGGAGGTTCTTCTGGTGGCGGTACTGGCTCGACAGGGACTACAACTTTTTCTTGTTCTTCTTCTGCTTCTCTAGCTTTCCTAGCTTCTTCTTCTAAGCGTTGACGCTCTCTTTCAGCTTCTGCTGCTTGTTCTTGAGCTAACCTTTGAGCTACGTCTCCTACGCCATCTCCATCGGAGTCTTGCCACTCAGTAGGATCATCAGGAAACAAGTCAACAACGTCGTAAACACCATCGCCGTCTGTGTCTGTGGTTCGTTGTATCCTATTTTGTTCTTTTTGCTCTGCTATACGTTGCTGTACGTCTGCTTCAGCGGTTCTACGTGCTTCTACCTGAGCTACTCTGTAAGCATCTTGAGCGTCTTTGTAAGTACCCTGTTGTAGCTTTATAGCATCTTCATAATCGGCTTGAGCTACACTTTCTGCTGTACGTGCTTGGTTTACTTTATTACGTGCATCGAGTTTTGCAGCGTCTTCTGCTGCCTTTGCTCTTTTGTAATTAGAACTAAAAGGCCCATAACGATTACGCATATAATTAGCATAGCCTTCAGCACTAGCTACGGAAGCATTTGTTTCCTCTATTACAGTTGATACGTTGTCTGATGCAGCTTGTGTCGCTGTTTCAGCCGCAGTCACTGCATCATTTGCAGCAATAACTTCCTCAGTATCTTCAGGATTTGTTAGCGCGTCTACAGCGGCAGTAGCAGCCGCCGCTATATCTATAGCGTCTTGTTCGCTAGTATCTTCACCACCTTGCTCTACGAGACTGTTATAAAATTCTTTGGTTTCTTCAGGATCAGATAAGTACCCTACGTCAGTATAAAAATCTGTAAGTAAAGGATTATTAAGCACTAACTCTAAAAACTGTTGTATTTTAGCAGGGTCGTTATCTCTAGTAAGCTGCTGCTCTATTCCCCTGTCGGAGTCCCAACCTAACTCAATTAGTTGTGTAGCCAAGTTTCTTAGTTCTTCATTACGCTGTACTACACTTTTATCTTTTAACTTATAATCCCCTCTTGGGTCGTAGTTTTGAAGCCTTGTTAACTCAAAGCGATTAGGGTTGGTTTGTCCTGATATGTTTTTACCTACTGCTTTACCTACATTGTACAATAAGTAAGCGGCAGTAATAGGGTTCATTCCAAATATTGTAGAGCTAGCAACTTCACCTGCTACTGCTGTCCCTCCAGCAGCTTGACTAGCCGCTGCTGTTGCCTCTGCTGCCGTAGCCCCTGCACTTGTTAACGCATTAAAAGTAGAGTTAAAGACTGGAGTGCCGCCTGCTCCTATTCCTGTAGCTGCGCCGACACCAGCGGCTGTACCTAATTCAATAGTTTTTGTTAAAAGACCGCTGCCTACTAAAATGTCTGCAAGAATTTCTAGTGTAGGTGCCCCTTCATTGGAAGGAATGTTTAATTGTTGACCTTCTTCTTCTTCTTCTTGTTCTTCGCGGTCAACAGATACCCCGCCAAGAAAATCAGTCGGAACATCAAACTCAGAAGCAAAAGGCTCAGTATAGAAAAAACTTTCAGCCATTACTTGCTACCCCACTTGGATACAGCTTTCATACCAAAACTAGCCGCTATTGCAGCGCCTAAGAATCCTTTGTAGTAATCTGGCATTGTCTCCAAGACTATAAATCCCTGTTCAACGTAAGGAACCATTGAAGGTATAAACGCACCTATCAATGGCAAACTAAGGATAACGGAAAACCACTCATCCTTCCAAGAAGTCTGAGAAGCACTGGCTTGTTGAGTTTCCCAATCAGCGTCAGCATCTATGCGTCGCATCTTGGAGTCATGGACAGCTTGCTTTTCAGCAGCTTTGTTTTTAAGGAAAGTACCTGCAATACTTGTGATAGCACTAAGCCACATATACTCACCTTAAAAAGAAAGCGAGGGGCCACCGAAGCAGCCCCATGCTTAACGGTTGTTACTTAGGCACAACCAGAGTCAGACCAGCTTCAGGACGAAGTACAGCGGTGCCGTATAGCGTATCTGAAGTAAACAGATTAGCAAGGAACTCTTGCTTGTACTGTGTCTGTGAGCGAACACCTTGCTGCTCAGCCATGACCAATGCGTCACGTTGGAACAACAGAGCACCCAGCATGTCAACAGAAGCAGCGGTGTTATCGCCAGCAGCTTCTACGACAGGACAGTTGGTGCTGACAAAAATGTCAATACCGTACAACTGACCAATTTGACCGTTAGTAACCTGACCGTTGTTTACGAAGTCAGAGCTAACATAGCGGTCGATGCCCATGATAGTGTTGCGTACTGAAGGAGGTACAACAAAGTTGCGTCCGTCCATAGGTACGTCTTCATCGTCCAGCTTCTGAATGATGGCACGGAAAGCAGAGTCAACAAAGACATCTGAAGCCGTTACAGTATCATCATCGTAAACAGTCAAAGCGTTAGAGCTTGAGTTATCTACGAAGAAAGTACCGCCATTGTTCAGGTAGGTGGAAGATGTAGTACCCGCGCTACCCAAGCCCGTAGCCAGAGAGTGCAGGTCGGTGTCAACTTGCTTAGCCAGCGCATAGCCAGCATCTTCAGTATAGAACTGACGCAAAGAAGACAGTGCTTGTACATCCGTAATATCCTCAATCAAACGTGAGTATTCAAAGTGCTTGTCAATAGAGACTTGTACTTCGCCTTCAGTGTTCGCTTGAATAGTTACGGCAGTCTTAGCTGCTTTAGCGTGTGCATCACCACGGACAGGCTTAGGCACATGGATAGTGTCGCCTTTCTTGCCAGCCATAGACATCTTCTTAACAAGATTTGCCAAGACGAGGTTCTTTTGGTATGCAGCAATAATCTCATCACTCCAAATTTCTGGAATGAAAGTTGCCGCAGCGGTGTTGTCGGTAAACCCGCCAGTTGCGGGATATGTAGAATCAGTCATTTAATATCTCCTCAGATATACTATTTGACCCGTTTCTCAGCATACGCTCTCATTATTTCATCTTGTAGAGCGGCATACCTATGAGGGTCATCTTTCATAAGTCTAATAATGTCTGCGCGTCTATAGATCTTCTTGGGGCTTGATTCAGAGCTACCACTAGCACTACCTGTACTAGCTGACTTTACTGCTTGCTTACGGCTTTGTTTTTCAACACTAGCTGCTTGACCAATCATCTGTTGACGTTCTTTCCAAAGGCTGAAAAGTTCGTCAGCAGCTTCGTAATCATACTGCTTGTCTGCCGCTACAAAGAGCTTAGTTCTAATTTTAGATGCTTCAATCCACTCTGCAAATTTAGTATCCTGTAAGATACTTTCCATGTCAGGGTGATTAGCCTTCAGTGCTGACAATGCTGTTTGCATCTTGTACTGTTGACTAACTGATTCAGCTTCCTTAATCTTAGGGTGATTCTGGATAGCCTGTGCTACTGCCTTTTCAGGGTCAGTAAAGAAGTCTATTTCTTCGACTTGTTCTTGTTGTTCGGGTGCCGGTGGAGAGTTATGTGTGGATATATATGTATCAACAACCTTACGTAGTTCACCTACTTCAGAACTTTGACGCCCTAGTAGCTTTTCAGCTTCTTGGTGCATCTGTACAAGTTCCTTAGCAGACTTGCCTTGGTATTTCTCAGGAATCTCAGGTTCACTAGTGGTTGCCTGTTCTTCCTCTTGAGGTTGCTCTTGTTCAGCAAAAACGTCCTCTTGTGACGGTTGCTGCTCCTCACGCTCAATTATTTTAGCCATTATTAAACTCCGTACTTATAGTATTGTGGAGGGATTAAAAAAAGGGTTCTAGCTAGGAACTTTGCTTTTTCTCGTATTGGATGTGACTCGCTCTAGCCTTAGCCCAACGCCTAGTGGCGTCAGGAAAGTCTCCGCTGATAGGGTCTAGTTTAGACCTTACAGGCGAGATAATCCGTTTAGCACTGTAACCACACTCGCACCTTACAGTGTGTTGGTCTACAGGTACTAATGCTTCAAATACATGCCCGTCAAGACACTTAAAGTCGTACAGTCTTAACATTACGTTTCCAAGTCAATGTCTTCCTGTACAGGCTCTTTAGCTTCCTGTTCCGCGTTTTGTATTTGAGCTTCTAGGTTAAAAACAGTAGCGAGTATTGCAAGTTGTCCTTTACGGAAATGCAAGTTATCGTTATCTGTTGTGAACTCTACTGAATTAATCTGTGCTACATTCTGGCCTAAATCGTCTATAAGTTGTTTCCAACCTTCTGAACGAAACATCTCAAAATAATTAGCAAAGTAAACTTCAAGTTCTTTAGTCATCTTATGTATTCCCTTAATTAGTTAAGATACAAGATGTATAGTATAGCATACTTTTGACAAAATGTCAAGTATTATTTTACATTTTTCTACCAGCAGGCTTGCGAGCAGGTTTGCGCTGCATTGCTTTTTTCTTCTTAGGTGGTCGTCCTACTTTGCTTCCGTAAGTTCCTTTACCGTATGGCATAT